ATCATCCAGTTCTTCCATGAGTTTGACATTGTCATTCATGAAGTCATTTTCTTCACTCAGGAGAGTACCAATCTTAGTTTCTTTGTTTTTGATATCAGACTTACCATTGTCTTCAATCTCTTTAATGAACCTCTCTTGCATATCAATCTTATCTTTGAGAGATTCTTTCTTCAACTCAAAGGTTCTGATCTCTTCTTTGTGTCTACGGATTCTCTCTTTGATCAAACTATTCATCGAAGAGAAGATCTTGATATCCAAAAGTTCTTCTACAACCTCACGACGACTGGAGGTGGGTAGTTGCATAAAGGGAACAAATGAACTACTACCCAGGATCACAATCTGAGTGAATGATTTGTAGTTCATCTTGAGAACATTCTGTTCCAACCACTTCTGTTGATCTACTGCAGAGTGTGATTGGTCAAGTAACTTATCGTCCCTATAGATCTCAAATGTATTTGGTTTGATACCACGAACCACTTTCCAGTCAGTGTTATTCACACTGAACTCAATCTCAACCAAGGCACCCTTCTCGTTTGTAGAGTTGATCAGTTGTGCCTTATTGATCTTTCTAAATGCCTTTCCATACAAAGAAAAGCACAGTGCATCCAACACTGTACTTTTACCTGCACCATTTGTTCCAATGATAAGTGTAGTTTGATCTTTATCCAGATTGACTTCAGTAAACTGATTCCCTGTTGAAAGCAGATTCTTCCATCTAATCTTGTGAAATAGTATCATAGTTTGTAGTAGGAATCACGATATCATTGGGGGTGATCACGGTATAACGGTGATCATGAAGTTCACAGGTCTTGATCATCAAATCATCATCGATCTCAAGAGTCTTCATGGTTGGGAAACCACAGTCTTCTTCTAGTTGTAATGCAAACCGAGTTGCATCATCTTCTTCTTCAAATATGTAAAGGATCTTATCACCATCTTCGTCAGATACTGAATAGGCTCCTTCGGTTTCTCTTCCTTCGATTGTAATGATGTACATTATACCATCTCACAGGCTTCTTGGTAGATTTCTCTGATCAGGTTCTGAATGATCGACTTATCAAGTTCAGTTTCTGATTCCTCAATATATCTATCAAGAATAGAAAAGGTGTCTTCTGACTCTTCAACTTCGAAGTCTTCAGACTCTTGTATCTGGAAGTTCTCCACAATCTTCAACTCATACACATTGGATGAATAAAGTTTGTCGATATACTTTTCAAACTTCTTATGATCTGTCTTGTTACGAACAACAACCTTGACAATCTTGTTCTCGTATTGAGATGAATTCAAGAGTACAGGATCATCATCATTGTAGTACAGAACATGGAAAAGAGTGTAAGGATTATCTACTGAAAAATGTTCAAGAGTTTCTGTATCAAAGACGGTGAATCCTCTCCGATCACCGACATCTGTCCAGAACATTTCGTACGGGTTTCCCAGGTAGAAGATCCGTCCATCATCCGATCGAGTGTGATAGTGACCGCTGAAGACCTTGGAGAACTTTGAATATAACTCGCTCTCATTACCATGATCCATGACGATTTGTCGATTAACTCTAAATCCGTTGAGCTCAAGGTGCCCCATCGCGACTGGGCAAGTAGAGTTTTGAATAAACCTGAAAGTACTTTCCTCATTTTCTTTGTTGATCCACGGGATGAATAATGTATCTAGATTACCAACGGTAACTTCAGATGCGGTATCATATACATGTACATTATCATACTCACGGAGTAGAAGGTCTACCGCATTCACCTTATTGGTGTTTTTGTAATATGCTGTATGATTTCCTACAATGGTATGGACGGTAACGCCCATGTCCCTCAGACGATCATAATAATTGTCTTTTGCCCATGCCAGTGCAGAGAAGTCAATACCCTTTCTACTATCAAAGGTATCACCCATGTCAATCACAGTGGTGATACCATTCTCCTCTAGATAAGGGAAAAAGACATTGTTGTAGAACTCTAGGAAATAATCGTGAAAGATTTTAGAGTTCTTACGACACCCAAAGTGTTGATCGGTGATAATGGCGACTTTCATCAATAACGAAGTTTGGAGTGCACAGAGTCTTTGATACTATTGTAATCTGAGTAGTTACTACTGTCAAGATCGTTTGCGTCAAACACTTCGTCGAAGTTAGTCTTCTCAAGAATCTTGTTCTTGATTTCTAACTGTTTCTTCTCATGTTGAATCCTTCTCAGGAATGCATAGTAGATAATCTGAGTGAAGTATGCAAATGGATTCTTAGACTTCTCAGGACTGAAGTTATGAACGTATCTCACACAGTTCTCGATACCATCACAAATCATATCATCCTTGAACATGTAGTTCACGAAGTTTGGTTTGTATGATAGATGGTTTGCGATCTTCAGAAAACACTCACCAATGTATCTTGGGATGGGTGGTTTTGATTGATCATTCAGTTTTGCACGTTCTACTTCTGCAAAGTAGTTCTCAAGAGCTTCAAGAAACTCCTTATTATTAACGTAGTGTTCGGAGTTTCTTCCTCTTCTCATGGTCGTCATCGGTCGGATGGGCATATATCATATAAATCTCTCATACTATTATATCAGTAAAACAAATAGTTGACAAGGTCTCAAATGTTGTGTAGAATATCTTTGTTAAGGATGAAAGAGAGGCTGTAGCTTAGCTATTTTTATAGAGTTTCTCTAGAGTTTTCTTGGCATCTTTTACAGAAGATAGATAACCCATCTCTCTAGAAAGATCAGATTTATTCTCTTTGTTATTTTTTCTAAGATAATCCTCATAGTACATAATCATATCGATATTATTGTTCTCAGTCATTGTGAGAACATCATCCATATTAATTATGAGAAGATCTTCTTCTGTAGTTTTTAACCAAGGTTCTACCTTGTAACCAGTAACTGTTCCTCTAATTACAATCTCTTCAATCGTAATTGGATTAGAAAGTAAAAGAAGAGTTCTATCTTCTTCTACAGTTGCTGATGTTTTGCAAAAAATCTCTTCTCCACATTTTAGTTTAATTGTTGCGTAGAAATCATCTTCCATACACTACTCCTTAATATTGACGGTTGTAATGTCATAGTTAAATTGTTCAGAGACATAAGTCTTAATTCTTTCAATGAAATGATTCAATGTATAATTTTTTCTTGACCCTATGGTGAGGTCATCAGCAATATCATATAATTTTGCTTTAGTTTTATCTTTGCCCTTTCTAAGTACCCTACCAATAGATTGTAGGTTGCGGACTCTTGACTTAGAAGGAGATGCAAATATTACATTGTGTAGTTTCTTGATGTTGATACCTGTACTGAATGTTCCGTAAGATGCAACGATAATGGCATCATCTTCTCTTTCAGTAATTTCTCTTACCTGTTCTCTGTTTTCGGCATCAACACCACCATGAATGAAGAAAACTTTTCTATCACCTTTTACCTTGTTATTTATTAAGTCGTAAAGTATAGCTCCATGTTTTTCTACTCTTGCAAACAACACAAGAGTATTACCTTTTGTTCCTACAGAAAGATTTGAGATAAAGTTATTCCTCTTTTCATTACCAATGAGAAACTGTATCTCATCTTCATAAGTATCAAACTTCTGTGGTTTGTACTTCAATACCAGACATTGGATATCAAGAGATGCAAGATATCCTTCATCTTGTAGTTTCTTAGTTCCTGTTACCTTATATGATGGACCAAACAATCCTTCCAACACCCACTTGTGTGTTTGTGAACCATCTAATGTACCAGTGAAACCATATCGATACTTTGCATCAGCAAGTTTGTCCATGATACCAACCAAAGACTTACTCTTGAATAAGTGAGCTTCATCACCAATGACTACATCATATTCTTCAAAGAACTTCTTATCTAATTGATAGACAGATTGCCAGGTAGTAATCGTGACTTCATTAGTATTCACCCTCTCCCTACCAGCATAGATCCTATGACAATGGTTCTCTACATCCCAACCATAGGCAGAGAAGTCCTTATACATTTGTTCTACAAGTGATGTAGTAGGAACTACCAGTAGAATTCTATTCTTCTTTGCAACATGATATCTGACAACACAGTAAATCATAAATGACTTACCAGAACCAGTAGGACTGATCAATAATTTTCGATTATATCTCAGTGCATCATAGACACCATCTACTTGATAATCTCTTGGTTTAATCTCTGGTGAGATTGCACCCATGAAACCTTTGACACCTTCTTTGGTGACCATTTCATCAACTTCAAATGGTAACCCGTAAAATTTATTCTCTTTGAAATTGTATGAGTACCCTGAGTTCTCACAAAATGCAATGATCTTATCTAACAATCCGACGTATATTCTCTTCGTCTTCAGATTATATAAGTGCACATAACCATCCCAGTACCTGTTACGATACTGAGGCATGAACTTCTTATTAGGTACTTCAAAAGTAAATCTATCTTTTAACTCATGTTCTACATGAGGTTCTGTGGTGATTTTTAAATATACTTCATTTACCTTTTCTATGGTCAAATGAGACATAACATAAGGTTCAGTTATGTCTATTTATCACATGCTACTGAACTGGTGTTCTAAAACAATTCTATAGAAATGATCTCTCATTGCCTGGAGATCTTCTTGTTCGTGTGGAGGACCACCAGACCATTTCTCACATGCCTGAGAAAGACCTTTATGAATGATACGAACTGCCTCAATGGGTAGTTCTATTTGATAATAATCTTCTTCTTCCATTATCCTAGTCCTGAATTGAAACGCATAAACTCAATAGCATTCTTAATTTGATAAGTGCGATTGGTAATCTGTTTCAGTATACTCTCAATATAAACTAGCATAGTATCGTAATACTCAATTTTCAACGAAACTCCTGAGAGTTTACTATCTGCATCCAGATACTTTTGCATAGTTTCTTTATCTCTAATTTTTTTAGGGAATGGATTCTCAACATAAACATCAGGATCTGCTTTTCCACTAAAATACTCATATCGTTCGTGTCTAATATTTTTCCTTTGTTGTTCTGCTCTCTTCCTTAGAAGAATGACGTTGTTGTACATCTCATGATATTTTCCATGAAGAACGGGAATGTTCAAAGATTCTGTATGGAGATTGTCCATATCCATCTTTGAATCCTTTTCCCACATCGTCTGGATTGTTTCAAGGTCGATCATAAATTAACACTGACTACAGTCAATTTCACGAATATCGTATATAGTATACTTGAAAGAGACCTCTGCTGTAAAGAACTCTTCTGACTGTAATGTAGCATCAAATGTCAGAGTTGTCAAGTTGATAGGAAACAAATCTTTAAAATAAACCTTGAACTTTGGATTACTCAACTGATCAAGGATTGTAAGTGTACCATCAGAGTACAAATTCAGTTGACTTGCAAAAGGTTGACCATATTTCTCACCAACTGTTGGTTTATAAGGATCTTTCTCTGCCTGTAGATCATAGATCTCTTGAAGGCTCTCAGGGAAACCTAAACCTCTCAACCAGTTCTGGATCTCCATGTAGTTCTCAAGGTTGGCATCAACCAAGAACCTGAGTCTTAAGTCTTCAAACTCAAGTTGGTCACCAGGTAAGGGATTTGATTTAAGGTATGTGTTTTGAACAACCGTTGGTAATGTCACACCAGGTAGTGTAACCAGGTTACCATAATATGTGACCTTAGGTGCTCTTTGAACCTGGAATGAAAACCCACTAGGTGTCAGAAAGTTTCTGTTAGTTGGTTGACTACCAGGATCTGCCTTTGCTAGGTATGTCATCACTCAGTAACCACGGTGGCATTTGCAAGATGATTTGGTGTGTAGGAATGATCATTAAATGTCACAGTGACATTCTTTGCAGTATTTGCTTTTGTCTTGGTACTGAAGACTTTTCTATCATCGTAGTCGTCAGACCAATGATCTGCACTCACATAATAAACAACACCCTCTCCAAGTTTCTTAGGTGTAGTAATATGGTATGGCATATTAGTACGGACAATTATTAGTTATTTATCACAGTGCATAAAAAAGACCCCCCGAAGGAGGTCTGTATAACACCGTTATGGTGTGAGTGGCTCACATCAAGTTCTTGACGGCTACTCTTCTGTAGTAACGGTTGGAGTTGACACGGAGACGACCCAGTCCTTGGGTTGTACCTTCTGCAAATGGGTTAGCTACCAGACCATAACGGGTCTTGAAGCCGATCTTAGGCTGGAAGGAGTTCTCTCCAACAGCACGAACCATCTGAAGTGGGACATATGGACAATAGAACAGACCAGCGTCATAAGGTGAAGAACCCTTATAACCGACAACGTAGTACTGGTTACCACCAGCTGCGTTACCTGCGGTCAGGTTAGCCGAATATGGATCGATGTAGACACGGAACTTACCGTTGATTGTACCAGCGAAGGTGTTGCCGGTGTCGTCAACGTTCAGGTTAGCGTTCAGTGCTGGAGTGTAGTCCAGGATACCAGCCATGGTCAGTGCGGAGGCAACGTCTGCCGAACACATGATCATGTTGCCCTTTCCTCTACGAGTTCTTTGTGCGATCGCGTTAGCGTCACGCTCGATTTGGAACAGGAGACCCTTGAACTTCTCGACAGACCAACGTCCGTTGGAGTCGATGTCCAGGTCGAATACACCAGCGGTAGCGGTGTTAGAAACAGCACCTTGCTCAGCCACCTTGTAGATGGTTCTGATGACTTCTCTGTTGATCTCAGCGAGGATTTCAGTAGAGAGGATGTTAGCCAGTTCTGCTTCAGCGTTCAGACCGTGGATAGCCTTGAGGTCCTGGGCGAGTTCCAGTGAGTACTCAGCCTTCAGGGCTCTTGACTTAGCGGTTACAGTGACTTTCTCGATCGAGAAGGCCATCTGGTTGAATGCGTTTGCACCTGTACCATCCAGGTTCTCAGCATCACCAGTCTGCATACCCTGACCGACGACATAGCCTTCGGAGTTGGCAGTACCAACAGGGTTCAGAACAGCGGGGTTAGTACCAGACTGAGCAGTTGTACCCAGACCAGCCTGAACGTCGGTCATACCACCAGTCAGATCGAAGCCAGCGTCCTGACCTGAATATGCGGTATCGACTTCGTTGAAGAAGGTTTCAGCTCCACTCTGTCCGTCTCCTCTTTCGGAGTAACGTGATCTCATCGCGAAGATGAGGCCAGTAGGACCAGACATTGGTTGAACGCCAGCCAGGTCATAAGCAACCAGGTTAGGCATTGAACGTCTGATCAGGGAGATCAGAACAGGGTCGAAACCTGCAACAGGACCACCTTCAGCAGCAGCGCCAGAGAAACCGGCGGGGTTTGAACCAGCTGCGTTGGTGGGGGCTTCCATCAGGTTGATACCCTGACTAAAAGCTTGCTCCTCACGGAGGAATTTTTCTTGGTTCTCGAGCAGGACGGAGGTTACAGCTCTACGATGGGGATCTTTGATTGGATCAAGGCCCTCATAGTCGAGAAGTGGACTCCACTTTTCCTGCAGATGTTCGGATTGGAACATTTGCTTTTACCTATAAGTTAGTTGTTTGTTTGAATGAATGTTAAATTCACTTTTTGAAAGCACCCAGTGCTCTCATGTATTGATCCATACCTGTTGAGGTAGGAGCAACGGTTGAGTCAACACCCTCTGAAAGAGTTTGTGGTGCTTCGGTTTTTGTAGTTGAAGTCTTGGAGGAGAAATATGACTCCTTCAAAGTCTCCAGCTTCTCACGATATTCTTCTTCACTTTCAAACTCAACACTTTCGGCAAGTGAAGCGAGCTTCTCTTTTTGAGTTGATGCGAGACCCTCTGAAACGGAATCAAGGATTCCATCAGCAACTGACTCAGCCAGTCTCTGATTCAGGGAGATGTTCTTATCAATCTGCTCGTTGAGTTTTGTCTCCATATCATCAAGTTTTTCTACCATGCTCTCAAGCACATCATATTTATCTTCAGGAATAGTTACATAATGTTCTTCAAAAAGTCCCTTCATACCAGAAAGGAAGGACTCAGTCATTTCGGTCTTCAGACCGTGCTCAATAGCGAGTTGGTTTTCTGTCATCCATTCTTGAGCGACATACTCAAGATAGGAATCAACACGCTCTTGAAGTTCACCCTTAAGTGATTGGGCTTCTTCAGCCAACTTCTCGGCGTATTGGGTCTCCAGGGTTTCCTGGATTTCTCTTACCTTAGAGGAAAGAGCGGCTTCAAAGATGGTCTTAGCCTTTTCTCTGAATTCTTCGGAGAGTTCTTCACCACCGAGGAGTGCGTTGACATCTTCTTCGATGTCATACTCTTCGGTTTCCGAAACGACCTCATCAGTAGTTTCGACTTGGTCCTCTTCAAGAACCTCCTCTTCTGTTGCTACTTCTTCTTTGGCCATTTTCTTCATTGGATCTGCTGGTTTTGCGCCTTTGTTTACAACATCCTTGACAGTTGCGATCTTAGGCTCTTTGAGCTTTGCTGAATCGTTGTCAGGCTTGTAGTTCTCGGGGGTAGGACCACCAAGATCTTCGTATGAACCAGATAATCCTTCGCCAGGATTTGAGAGGTGCTGCATGGGGTCGGCGGCTTTAGCGTTCGAATTCACAGCAGTTTTGGATTGCTCCATTTCTTGTAGATCTCCACGAGACATTTGAACTTTCTCCGATTAACCGTATTTAATCTATATTTATTTATAAATTGTTATTCTTATCACAGGTTGTTTAAGAAGTTGTTGAAAAGATCAAGTTTCTTTTCATCCAACTCCTTTCTTGTGACAAGAGTATTAATGGTTTGGTAAGTCTTAGCGACTTGGGCTTCTCTAAGGATGCCACCATCCCAAACCCAATCCTTACCTTCCATGATACCTTCAACGAAAGCATCAGGAGCGGAAGGATCAGCGACGATGTCAGCTGCGGTTGATAACATAAAGTCATCACCGACAATGTTGACACCTTCTCTTGTTTGCTTGAGTGAACCAATACCTCTGGAGGAAACACCCAGTTTCACACCTTCAGAAATAAGTGACTCAGCAATCTTACCCATAGGGGTAGAAAGAATCTTTGCTTTACCAATGAAATTGGTTCCGTTCTCCTTGAGAGAAACAATTTTGTGTGATACTCTGTCAAGATTAACGGTAGGACCGTCAGGGTGACCGAGTTCACCAAGAGCACGACCAGAATCTACATGGGCTTCAGTATATCTCTGGACTTCTCTTCTCAGAGTTTCCATAGGATACATACGTCCATTTCTGTTCTTGAGATCTCCCTGGAGGAAGATACCCTCAATAAACATATTCTTTTTACCGTTCTTTTCTTCGACGATAAAATCTACTGATTCGATTTCTTCTCTGATGAGTTTCATTTTTCTTCTCAGGATACTTGTACTTGTTGGAGGAATACTTTTCCAGTTCCAGACTCTGTCTTGACAGCAACTTTGAATGAACCTCTCAACTGAGCCCAGTTGTTTTCATTATAAACATCTGTTACTGAACTGGAATCGTGATTAACAACGATTCGTGTGCTATAATAACCACCAACATTTGATGAAGTCAGAACCTCACTTACAATCTTATGTTCAAAATCAAAGTTAGGTGCACCAGATACAGTTAGTGAAACTGCGTCACCAACAACAAATGGTGAAGCTGTTCCTTCTGCAAAATCTAAGGTAGTCTTAGCACCTACGGTAATGCCTGTTACCCTGTTTGTTGCAACAGGTCCAATGGAAATTGCCTCAGCATCGAGGGTTGGAACGTAATAGTTATCAACCGTAGCCGTTGGATTAGTTCCAATAGCAACGTGTACTCCAGCACCTTCTGCAACAACTCTAAGAGCATCACTCTGATGTGCAAAGACTACAGATTGTGTGGATGATGTACTAGTCGCAAATGTCGTATTAACACCTACTGGTCTTGTCGCAGCCATTATTTTAAATTACAATAGTTGTATAGTAGTTATTTATTCTTCTTCTGTTTCTACAGATACATCAGACTCAAACTCAACCTCTCCACCCTCTTCGGTATCAAGATTTACATCACCATCAAAAATTGATGCGGCGACATTTGGTCTGATTGCTTCGATATTCTCTGCACTCTTAGCAAACAGAACGTCTTTGATTTTGTCACTGATCTGTGAAGAACTTCCGTCCGTCACCAAAAGATCCATAAGTTCATCCATGGTTTAAAGATTTCATTACGTTGTTATTTAGATAACTCCTTGACCACTTAAATCAGGGTCCTTTGGAGTTGTTGGTGCCTTGATTGGATCAGTAGGTTCTGGTGCTGGAGCTCCACCTGGAACTGGTGCACCACCTTCCATACCCATAGGATCAACCATTGCATTTGGATCAGGGATGATACCATCCTCAATTTCCTTTTCAATGAGTTCATCCTGTTCAAGAATCTCAGTATCGGTCTGTTGAAGAACATGTCTTCTAACATAATCCTGAGAGTAGAATCTACCGATGTAAGGTTCAACAGTCTGAAGAAGATTCAGTCTTTCAGTCAGAAGTTCTGCTTCTTTCAGTTCTGCAAAGTGGTTGTCATACAGGAAGTCATACTGAATATGATCATTCATATACT